AATGATACCTCAAATCAACCCCCAAATGGTGAGTCTGCTGAATCCAAAGATGTCGTTGATGACAAATTCATAGAGATAGTCGAGACTTTTATTAAAGATGTTGAGACAGTTGAATCTCTTGAGAAGTTTTGGACTGACAACAAAGATGAGTTTAAGAAACTCAAAACAACAAACGAGGAGACATACAACACTTTGATCAAATCGTTTGCTAAAACTAAAGCCGATCTAAAGAAGGAGACAGAAGATGAGTGATCGAATTAAGGTTGAAGGTGCGGTATTTGCGAACACCTATAAAAAAGCAAAGAATCATCCTGACTTCACAGGCAAGATTGAACTGAGCAAAACTCTATTGAAAGAGTTGGTCGAGAGAGCGAAAGCCAATCAAGACATCTCAGTAAGTGTTGCAATGTGGGATAGGACTTCTAAGGATGGAAAGGTATATAAATATGTTTCTGTTGAACTTCCTGAGATTAAGGAAGAAGAAGTGGAAGTCTTTGAAGATGAGATACCATTTTGAGTGCGCTTAGTTTTGAAGCTGTAAAGGTTCGGATTACTCAGAACAAACAGGGAGTTTATCTGGTGCTTAATGTCCATCCTGACGAAGTGCCAGAGGAACTTCTTAGAAGTTGGGTCGGTCAGAGATATTACTGCGCCCTTGTAGGCATACAAGAAGATGAGACTCCTGTTCCGCATAAGCCAATCAGAAAGAAAACAAGCGGTCAAAAGTATGTGGACAGAGCGGGGATCATGGCAAGGGAAAAAGAATTTTGGGAGTTTGCAGAAGTCGAGAACGAAGAAGATGCTTCTGAGTTTATAAGAAGTTTTTGCAATATACATTCGAGAAGCGAACTAAAGAACAACGAGTTTGCACAGATTCTTTTTGATGACATTAACAAGAAATACAACAAATGGTATGAGCAAAATGACAAATAAATACATAGTAGAAATTCATGTCTCTAACACAGAGGTATATGAAATCAAATCCGATGTTCCATTAACAGAACACGAACTGGTTTACAGGGCAATCAACAAGGATCAGCCTGATGACTGGAAAACCAATAGTGATTCACCTTATAACATTTCTGTAATAGAAGGAAAGATAGAGATAGATGAGTCTTTAGAATGAAAAAGAAAACAAAACAAGACGACAATATCAATCCGCCTTATTACAAAAAAGGAATACAGGTGACTGACTTTATACTTTCTCACGATCTTGGTTGGTGCGAGGGGAACATTATAAAATATATTGTCAGACACAAGATCAAACACGATGATCCAATACAAGATTTAACAAAAGCCAAGTGGTACTTGGAAAAACTAATTGAAAAACTAGAGGGGGAGAAATGAAAGCGTTAGGTTTATTTATATTTTTACTAGGAATGTTTGTGTTCACAAGCGGTTGGATGCTTTTAGATTTGGCATCAATGCCATTAAAGAATGATCTTTATTCAATAGACATATTGGGATTTTTTAACAATATGTTTTCTTCTGATCCAACTGTTGCAAGTTTTCAATCATTCATGTCTTTGCTGTTTATTATTATGGGATGCTTAATCTGTTATAGCGGTAGCATCTTAATCAAATATTAAAAATGTGGTACTTACAAAGGTTGAGACTGATCATCTCTCATAAGGGTAAGCTAAGTTAGTCAGTTAAAAAGGAAGCCGAGACTGATAAGCCACATCAAATATTGACTGGTCAAAGTTTGGAGAACAAATGGAACGATTCAAATATTCAAAAAAACTAACAAGAAAAGAAAATTATAGCCATTGGAGACTGTCTAACTCAGAAGAAAGACTTCATCACAACCAAAGGCTTTTATCCGAAGAAGAAGCACAAGAACTATTTGATAAGTATTATCCCGATGAGCAAGGAACTAAGTGAAAGAAAAGAAGAGTGGTGGGCTTGGCATAGGTTAAACCCTCATGTATGGAGATTGTTTGAGAAGTACACCTTCGAGGCAATCAAGAGCGGTAGAGAGAACTACAGTGCATGGGCAGTCATTCAGAGGATTCGTTGGCACACAACGATAGAGACACAAGGATCAGACTTCAAAATATCAAACGATTACATAGCTTTCTATTCCAGATTGTTCCATGTGAAACATCCAGAATACGATGGCTTTTTTAGAACCAAGAAACTGAAAGGCGAAGATGAGTATTGAAAAAGAAATTATTGGAGATGCCACAATCTATCATGGCGATTGCATGGAAGTATTGGAGTCCCTAGAAAACATAGACAGTTGTGTGGCTGATCCGCCTTATGGCTTATCCTTTATGGGTAAGCAATGGGATTACGATGTGCCACAAAAGGAGTTATGGGAAAAGGTATATCAATCTATTAAGCAAGGTGGACACCTGTTATCTTTCTTTGGATCACGCACTTATCACAGAGGAGTAATCCCGATTGAAGATTCTGGGTTTGAGATACGAGATCAGTTGATGTGGCTCTATGGTAGTGGCTTTCCCAAGTCGCACAACATAGGCAAGGCGGTGGATAAATTGCAAGGGAATGAGAGAGAGGCGGTTCGTGTTGTAAAACGAACTGGAAAGAATGATGACATTTATGGAACATACAAAGGCAATAATACAGAAACAAAAGGCACATCAGAATACGAAGGTTGGGGTACAGCACTCAAGCCAGCCCATGAGCCGATTGTCATGGCTAGAAAACCATTTAAAGGCAGTGTGGCAGAGAATGTGTTAGAGCATGGTACTGCTGGGATTAATATAGATGGGTGTAGAATAGAGGGAGAAGTAAAAAGACCAGATAGTAATCCAGATTTTAGAGATGTTGCAAAGAAAGCAATGGCACAAGGTGGTGAAGATAAATTAAACTTCAGTCAAATCACTGGTGCAGAAAGAAAAGAAATAGAAGAGAATAATCTTGGCAGATTCCCAGCCAATGTCATGCACGATGGTTCTGATGTGGTGCAAGATGTATTCGGTGATAAATCACGCTACTTCTATTGTGCGAAAGCGAGTAAGCAAGATAGGGATGAGGGGTTAAACAAGTTTCAATATAAGCAATCATCTAGTATGTCTGGAAGAAGAAAGCCAGAAGATATGTCTGGCTATAAAACAGACAATGATGTTACAGGTAGATTTGTCACAGAAAGGAAAAACATACACCCAACAGTTAAACCAACAGAATTAATGCGCTATCTGTGTCGCCTAGTCACACCGAAAGGTGGTGTGGTCTTAGACCCTTTTATGGGTAGTGGCAGTACAGGAAAAGGTGCATTACTGGAAGGGTTTAGGTTTATAGGAATTGAAATGGAGCGAGAGTATTTTGATATTGCTTGTGCCAGACTGGAAGCTGTGCAGAAGAATATGCAAGTAAGTTTGTTTGATGAGCATTAAAGTATTAAATGGAAACTGCATGGAAGTGCTTGATCAACTGCCTGAAAAGTCAGTCGATTCCTGTATCACTTCTCCGCCTTACTATGGACTCAGAGATTACAACACTGGCAAGTGGGTTGGTGGTGATCCTGATTGTCCTCATAAGCGAATGACTAAGATCAGCAAAGACACTGATACAGGACATAAGAATATGTATGAGCATGGAGATGTGGTCGGTGATGCAATTTACAAAAGCGTTTGTCCGAAGTGTGGAGCAACAAGAGAGGACAAACAGATAGGCTTAGAAGATTCACCAGAAGAATATGTTGAGAGCATGGTGGAAGTGTTTAGGAAAGTTAGACGAGTGCTAAAAGACGAAGGAACTGTTTGGCTTAATCTTGGTGATTCATATGTAAGCACACATCCAACAGGAACTAGAGATTCAGATACAGGGTGGAAACATGGGGAGCTGTCACAAGGACATCAAGCGAGAGCGGGTGGTGCGGGTGGCATATATAAAGTAAAAGACCTTATGGGAATCCCGTGGATGGTTGCCCTTGCTTTAAGAGCGGATGGTTGGTATCTAAGACAAGACATTATATGGCATAAACCTAATCCAATGCCTGAGAGCGTTCAAGACAGATGCACCAAAGCACATGAATACATCTTCTTACTTACCAAACAAAGAAATTACTATTATGATCATGAGGCGATTAAAGTGCCTGTAAAAGAAGATTGGGGAACAAGAGATAGAACTGATGGAAAGTATCACAATGAAGGAACAGGACTGTCTCCGCATACAGGATTAGAAGATTCTTACGAGAGTGCAAACAAGCGATCTGTTTGGACTGTCACCACAAAACCATTCAAGGGCGCACACTTCGCAGTTTTTCCGCCTGATCTAATAGAACCATGCGTTCTTGCGGGTTGTCCTAAAGATGGTACTGTTCTTGATCCTTTCGGGGGTGCGGGAACAACTGGCTTAGTCGCTGATCGGAATGATCGGAATGCTATATTGATTGAACTCAACGATGAATATGCTGAGATGGCTAGAGATCGCCTCTATAATGATGCTCCACTTTTCGTGGATGTAGAATAATCACCTATCAAATCTAAATTAGTGTTAGTTTCTGATTCGTCAGAATGTGACGCTTGTATAAATATTTTCAAAACCAGAACCCTGCGAGAAAGAAAAATATTTTCATTTTCCAGATCGGCCCGAGAAAAAAAATATTTTCATTCGGCTGAAGCGCCGGCAAAATAAAATATTTTAGTTTACCGACAGCAGTATTATTGTTTTGCGAAAACTCATAATGTAGCAGTAGGAATACTAGTATTAGTGTTAGTATTCGTATTAGTGTTTTTGTTGGAAAATGGTTAAATATTTTAGTTTGAATACAACTGGTGCAAGGAATGTAGCAATAGGTTAGTCAAATATTGACTGGTCAAAATTACAGGTTAAAGTCTGCGAATGGAATGTTTGCTTTGTCTTTGATGACTGGAACAACCGCTAGTCGCCTGTCTCTTTCGTTCTCAAGCTGTTTAATAAGCTGTGCTTTTACTGTAGGAGAAAGTGTTTTAGACATTACTACCTTGTCTCTCTTCTCTCTCCAGTTTTTCATGTAGCGATCTATTGATAGTACAGCCTTCCTAGTATTTAGAATGTCGGCATGAGACTCTCTATAAGCTATGTATTCTTCTGTTCTTCCTTCTTTCTCTAGTCTATTAAGGGTTTGAACTACTTGATTCACTTCGCCTCTAAGATCATAGAATTGTTGTTGTAAGCCACCACCCCTACTGGTTTGCACAAAACGCCTCATAACAGGCATTCTGTCCGCACTAGGCGGAATAAAGTCTCTATCAGTGACAGCTCTTGTGATTGCATCGACAGCACTCAAAGCATAGCTTCCCATTGATCCGCCATATCCTTGCATGACATACTGCACTTTCATTGGAGATATATTAAAAAACTCTCCTATAAGTCTAGCCATTTCGTTAGTGCTGTATTGTGATTGATATCCCGCCTCTAGTCCTTCTTCCATGTAGTATGGAACGATAGCTTTTTTAGTGTAGCTGTCATGATTCATAATGGCATCAACCAATGGTGCGATTGCCTGAATACCCATAGAAGGCTCAAACTGTCCACCAATCGGCAATGCTGGGAAAGCGAGAGATGTAGCCAGTTGTCTGTTCATGCTTTCTATAACATCTCTAGCAGTGCTTTCTCCCATCAGACCATCCATGAGTCTTTCGGGAAATACTTTTGCTATAACGCCAACCTCGAAAGGTATGGGAATCTTAATTGCAAAATCATCTGCTACAGGAATAATCCAGTTATCATCTCTGACCTCTCTTCTTGCATTCTTATATTCTTCTGTATCACTAACCATTGCATAGTAAAGAGCGGTTATCATTCCCAAAGAACCAAGCCTTAACAACATATTTTGTTGTATCTGTGCCGGTGTGAGAGTTAGTCGGTCAGATGCATATTGTCCAGATGCTGAACGATAAAGAACATCAAGACCCTGTATTCTCGCATTTAAGAATGGAACTGCGGCGGTATAGACTTTAAAGAATGGTGAGTTTCCTCTGCGTGAAAAGTTAATAACTTCTAATGCTTGATATGCCGCCTCTGTTTCTGCAACTATCTCAGCCTCTTGTTCGCTTACTCCTTCTGCAACCTTTCTATTATAAACTTTCTTATAAACATCTTGATACACAGCTATCCTTGTAGCCGCATCTGATTTGGTTGTCATTTGACCTAGAGCATCCCAAACAGTTCTAAACCCACTTCTAACAGTTAGTCCTTCTTCTAACTTATCAACCTGTTGTTTAATATATTTGGCAACATCTTTGGGGTCGTTTGAAAAATCATATCCACCAACAACAGCCATTTCTTTTAACTTTTCAAATACATCATTACCATTTGCTGTAAAAAAGTTTTTAGCTGTATCAACAACAGGAGTCATTTCTGCTCCTGATGTTACATAAGCAGACAATGTATCACGCATCATGTTTACAATTACAAAGTCTGGGCTTCTTGTAATCATGTCTCTCAAAAGACCAGCAGGCATTGCTAAAGTATTTTCAATACCCCTGTATGGACTTACACCATAGCCAATTAAAGACTCAAGCAACATTGGATCATTAACTCTAAACCAAACCTCTTCGCCTTGACCGCCATCTTGATACCAAATAACATCCTTTCCAATTTTGTTTGGCTTTTCTTTTAGCTGAACAGCATTTCCTGCATTAACTGCATCTCTAGCTACAAACTTCAATGCTTGGTTTCTCATGGCTCTATTAAGCAAAGCCATTGAGTTTCTGGTAATTGCTTCTAGCATATCTACATTTACTGGAGCACCAGACCCTTCTATTTCTACATCAAATGGACTCTTGCCAAGCATTCTTCCACCAGTAGAAGGTCCGTCATATCTTTCATCTTCTTCAAAATGCCTATAAAAAGGATAATAATCAGACTGTTCTTTCCATTCTTGTCCTAGTTTTTCATCTAAGATACCTGTATCTATAGCAAACTGAACAAGAGAGTTATTAAATGTTTGATAGTTATCATAAAACTCTTTAATAATTGGGTATTGTTTAACCATTTGATCAGCTTTCTTAATCATCTCATCGGTTACTGGTGTAGCAATCCCTTCTGATTTAAGCCTTATTCCTCTCTGAACAATAGAATATGCTTTAGCGTATTCTTCTATAGGAATGTTTGCTTGTCTGCCATAAGAATGAT